TTCGAGGAGCTTATCGTTAAAGACGATGCCGTTAAGATGAGCATTGACGAAGCACCTGCTGCTAAGAAGGTAGCTGCTGCTCCTGTACAAAAGAAAGCCGAGTTCAATCGCTTGGAAAAGAAAGCACCTCAAAGCACTTTGGGGCGTGTATTTAGTAAATTATCCTAATTTTAATAAAGAAGAAAAATGGCTACAACCACTTCAGTAACTACGACATACGCTGGTGAAGCAGCAGGTCGTTTTGTAAGCGCAGCTCTATTGAGCGCAGACACTATCGATGGCGGTGGTGTTACTATTAAACCAAATGTAAAGTTCAAAGAAGTCCTAAAGACTATGAACTTAGATGCAATCACTAAGGATGCAACTTGTGATTTCTCTGACACTTCTACATTGACTCTCGCAGAGAGCATACTTTCGGTCAAGCAACTACAAGTAAATCTGTCCTTGTGCAAGTCCGACTTCGAGGATGACTGGTATGCTGCTGAGATGGGCTACTCTGCTCATGACAACCTTCCAGCTACATTCTCTGATTACTTGATCGGATATGTTGCTTCTAAGGTAGCTGCTAAGAACGAAACAAACATCTGGCAAGGTGTTGATTCTAACGCTGGTGAGTTCGATGGCTTCACTACTTTGGCTGCTGCTAACGCAGATGTAGTAGATGTAGTAGGTACTTCAGTTACTGCTGCTAATGTAATTGAAGAGTTAGGTAAGGTAGTAGATGCTATCCCAGCTGCATTGTACGGCAAAGAGGATCTCTACATCTATGTATCTCAGCATATCGCTCGTGCTTATGTTCGTGCGTTAGGTGGCTTCGGTGCTTCAGGCTTGGGTGCTAATGGTGTGAACAACGCAGGTACTACTTGGTTTAACGGAGGCGATTTAGCTTTTGATGGTGTTAAGTTGTTCGTAGCTTCAGGTCTACCGACAAACGATATGATCGCTGCTCAGAAGTCTAACTTGTACTTCGGTACTTCTATCCTTGCTGACTGGCAAGAAGTGAAGTTGTTAGATATGGCGGATTTAGATGGTAGCAAAAATGTTCGTGTGATTATGCGCATGGCTGCTGGATGTCAGATCGGGATCGGGGCAGATGTAGTTTACTACACTTAAGAAGTAGTTATTTAATCATTAAAGGGGTAGGTGGGTTCGATCTGCCTACCCTTTTTTAATTCATATAATATGGCGTGTGTATTAACAAAAGGAAGAAACGAACCCTGTAAGGATGTAGTAGGTGGTATCACCTCTGTGTACTTTGCAGACTTCGGAACATTAGGTACGATAGGATATGACTTAACTGATACGGATGTCATTGACTCATTCAGCGGTACTCCAGATTGGTTCGAGTTCAAGCTAAAAGGGAACTCTAGCTTTGAACAAGCAGTAACCTCATCTCGTGAGAACGGAACTACCTTCTACGAGCAGACATTGAACTTGACCTTCAAGAAGATGTCTAAGCAGACTCACAATGAATTGAAGTTACTTGCTTATGCAAGACCTCATGTAATCGTAGAGGACAACAACGGAAACAAGTTCTTGATGGGCTTAGAGTATGGTGCTGAGGTAAGCGGTGGCTCTATCGCTACTGGTGCAGCGATGGGTGATCTATCAGGATATACCTTGACCTTCACAGGGCAAGAGAAGATTCCAGCGAACTTCGTAGATGCTACGATTACTGCTGATGCTTCTAATATCTCTGACATCTAATAGTCTAAACTACTAGAATCAAAAAAGCCCTTCCATTACGGAGGGGCTTCTTTTTTGGTAGGAATTGCACCTACCTAAGAGAGCAATGAATGGCAAATATACCACATCTTTCCTTTTGGGTTTTATAATTAGATGATTATTGTAGAAGAAAATACAACGGCAACTATCAAGATGTACCTCCGAGACTTTACTACGGAGAGCTTCGAGTTGGAGATAGTATCGGAGGATCAAAGAAAGGAAGTAGTAGATACTGCTATCTCTGGTACTTGGGATGACTTTGCGAAGGTGCTTACCTTTACCTGTGATGTCTCTGCGCTGTCGAGCGAGAGCTTCTATGTGGTCAAGATATGGGAAGCTGCAAAGGTCAAACTACTTTCTCAGGATCGTATGTATATTATACCATCGGGATCTGATGTATCTACCTACCAACCAAAACTAGCGACCACAGAGAAAACGATGAACAACGAGTTTAAGATTTATGGCGAATAACATCAACTTCGTACAGCTGTCAAGCTATACCTCACCAGCTATCTCAGAGAACAGCCGACTAGGTTGGGTAGAGTATGGTGATGATAACAACTACTTCAAGTACCTTATTGACCGCTACAACGGCTCACCTACGAACAACGCAGTAGTATCTGGGGTGATTGATATGATCTTCGGTAGGGGTTTGGATGCTACAGACTCAGGGCAGAACACAGAGGGTTATATACAACTGCGTAAGCTCATCAAGGACAGCGAACTCAAGAAGGTCATCAATGACTACTACTTGCTAGGGAACGGAGCGTTCCAAGTCATCTACAACAGAGACAAGAGCAAGATTGTAGAGGTGTACCATATGCCTGTAGAATGCCTACGAGCTGAGAAGTGTAACGAAGAGGGAGAGGTAGAAGCCTACTACTATGCCTATGACTGGTCAGAGGTAAGGTCTAAGAAAGGTGCAGAACGCATTCCTGCCTTCGGTTATGGTGAGGCAGCAGACAAGGTAGAGATACTCTACTTTCGTCCTTATCGTAGTGGCTCGTATTACTACAGCCCTGTAGACTATCAGGGAGCGTTACCATACGCAGAACTAGAAGGAGAGGTAGCCAACTACCACATCAACAATATCAAGAACGGACTAGCCCCCTCTATGATTGTGAACTTCAACAACGGAGTACCACCAGAGGAGGAGCGTGATATTATAGAATCACAGATAAAGCAGAAGTGGAGTGGCTCTAGCAATGCTGGTAAGTTCATCTTAGCCTTCAATGATAGCAGCGATAGTGCTGCAAGTATTGAGCCTGTGCAGTTAAGCGATGCTCACAATCAGTACGAGTTCCTATCTAGAGAGTGTCAGCAGAAGGTGTTGGTAGGTCATAGAATCACTAGCCCTATGTTGTTCGGTGTTAAAGACCAAACAGGACTAGGCAATAACGCAGATGAGATTAAGACAGCCTTCCAGTTGTTTGATAACAGCGTTATCCAACCAAAGCAAGAGCAAGTCATTACAGCACTTGATCAGATACTAGGATTCAATAATATTGCTCTCAACCTATACTTCAAGACACTTACACCTATTGAGTTCACGGACTTAGAGAATGCTAAGACTACTGAGGTAATAGAGGAGGAGACAGGCGTGAAGGTTGAGGAACAACCAGATGCTGAAGCAGTAGCAATCGAAAAAGACCCAGAGGTGGCAGAAGAACTAATACAGAAGGAAGCCTCCTACAATGGTGCGCAGATTGCAGGAGCAATCGACATTATCACCAAAGTATCAGAGGGTATCCTTACGGAAGATCAGGCTATTACCTTCCTTGTACAGATGCTTCAGTTCGAGCCGAAGGTGGCTAACGCATTGTTTAGCGGAGACAGCTCTAAGGTACTCACAGAGATGAAGTCCCACGAGAAGCACACCTGCTCTATGGAGATGCCAGAGGAGTACGATAGTGCTATTGATGAGCTTATCGCTATGGGCGAGGATGTAGACCTAGAGGCTTGGGACTTAGTAGACGAGCGAGATGTGGACTACGACCAAGAGGATGCACTAGATGCTACGCTCAAGTTCGCCTCTACTGGTACTGCTAGACCAAACGCTAACAGCGAACAAGACGGAGAGAATGCCGCAGGGGAGCTATTCCTAGTGCGCTATAAGTACGATGGTAGCAAGTCTCCTCAGCGTTCGTTCTGCCGTAAGATGATGAGTGCGAACAAAGTCTACCGCAAGGAGGATATTATGGCTATGGATAAGATAGCTGTGAATGCAGGATTCGGTGTAAACGGATCAAGCACCTACTCTATCTGGCTATACAAAGGTGGAGCAAGATGTAAACACAAGTGGATACGCCAGACTTACATGAGTAAGGACGGCATACGCCCTGATGTGAAAAGCCCAAACGCTAAGACCATCAGCACAACGAAGGCTAGGAGCAAGGGCTTCCGTCCAGAGGCTAACGATGACAAGGTAGCCATCACGCCTAGCAATATGAAGAATAGAGGGTATGTGAACCCTCCAAGTGAGAAAGACAGACAAGGAGGATTATAATGGCGCAGGTACTATTTGTCAGCCCAGCTGATGTTATAAAGAGAACAGGGATAAACGGCAATGTAGACAGGGATCAAATGATCCAGTTTATTAAGATTGCTCAGGACATCCATATACAGAACATACTAGGTACTAACCTATTCAATAAGATAGCTGCTGACATCGAAGCAGACAGCCTCTCAGGGAACTACCTAACGCTCTTCACCGACTACATACAGGACATGGTGATTCATTGGGCGGCTATTGA